CGGTTTTGCACAAGCAGATTTGATGTTTACAGATGACCCAGCCTGGCAATCCTTTGCAATGGCAGGCAGTGGCGAAGGCAGTGTGCTACCAGGTATGGCTAGACACATTATACTAAGCAGTATTGTTGCTGAACTACAGCCTAATCTCAAGTGGAGTTACAAAAACGGATTGGTGTTTAGAGATACCAATCAACCTTATGAAAATGGCAAGAGTCCTGCAACACTGAGCAAGGTAACTGGTATTCCTGTAGCAAAGCTCAACAGTGCAGATGATATAGTTGCCGCTATCAAAGGTGCAAGCAATTACGAACAACTGATCAGCAGAGCAAGAGAAACACTTGAAAAGTCAGACATACAGTTGCCAGAATCAGCACCATTGCCTGGCACCGGTGCTTGGTTCAACAGCATGGCAGAAAGTAGCAAGTTTGGTTTTGTAAAAAGCCTAACAGAAAACACAAAAGGTCGTACTCCGCATCCAGAGGATGCTATATTCTCAGGCAGTGCCGCGGCACAGCAACAGATTGCTGGACTAGGTGCTGTGATATCTAATCCTAATAATTTAACTATCAAATGGGACGGTTTCCCTGCATTGATATTTGGCCGTGATCCTGCAGATGGCAGGCTTGCAGTAATGGACAAGTATATGTGGAATAAAGGTATACTTGCTAAGAGTGTAGATGAGTGGAAGCAGTACGACAGCACCAAAGCATCTGGTGGATTGCGTGGGGACTTGTACAACAAACTAGCACAGATTTGGCCAGGGTTGGATGCGGTTACCAAAGGTTCAGGATTTTATTGGGGTGATTTGCTATACACAGGACAGTTACAGCCACAGGGTGGGTCATATAACTTTAAACCCAACACTGTGGAGTATCGCATACCAGTTAACAGCAACTTGGGCAAGTTGATAGGCAATAGCACAGGAGGCATAGTTGTGCATCAGCACTTCGACAAACTTGGGGGTTCTAGCTCGCAATGGGACGGTAAAGGTCTTGAAAATGTATCAGGCGCTGTAGCAGTATTAACACCAAATGCAGGACTACGTTTTGAATTAAAACAACCTGTGCAGTTAGAAAAACGAGCCACTGCCGCACTACAACAACATGGTAAGGCTGTTGATGAGCTACTTGCACAAATACCAGCCAGTACCGTACAACAAATACAACGCTACTTTAATCAATTTGTTACAGGACAAACCAAGCAACCACTGTACACATGGCTAGAAGGCAACACCAGTGCTAAACAGTATCAAAATCTAGTTGGTGATGATTATAGTGGGTTATTATTTGCTAAAGATGCACAAGGTAAAACAGTTGCTAGTCCAGGCTATGACGGGCTCAACACTATATTCAGTGCTATACTACAGTACAAACAAAATCTACACGATCAGTTGGATTCACAAATTGAAGGATTTGGGCAATTTGTAAACAATCAACCTGCAGGCGAAGGTTTTGTATTCCCAACTCCGCAAGGACTAGTCAAAATCGTCGACCGTGCTGGCTTCAGTGCCGCAAATTTTGCCAAGTAACTCCTATTTTTCTTCCAATCTGTATAAATATTAGCATGCGATATTTCGCACTAATATTAGGAGAATTAAAATGGCAGGATTAACAAAAGTAAATGGTGATAGTAATCCAGTAGTAAACGTTGGAAACGATATCACACAAAACGCAAACGCAACAATTATCAACACAGGTATTGCATCACCAATTGACGCATACAACATTCAGTTTGTAGCTGGTGACATTTCAAATGAACTCAAGCGTGGTACTAATGGAACAGCAGGTGCTGTTGAGACATTGTTGACCGCAATTGCCGCAAATGCAACAGTTATAGCATACCAAGCTGACCTAGGCGCAACAGCCGCTAACTCACAAGTTAGTGTTGTTCTTGAGCGTAGTTCATGGGAGAGTGCAGCCGCTATGCAGGTAGCATTACGTGCAACATTGGCAGCAAACATTGGTGCTAACGGTCCAATGACAACAACCACAATGGATGTTCGTGACGTTGGTATTAAACTAGCCGCTAGTTAATTAACTTAACTAACAGCAGTAAACAAAAAGCAGACTTCGGTCTGCTTTTTTTATCTTCAACTAAATACTAGCATATACATTTAGGAGAATTAAGATGGCAGGAATAACAAAAACCAATAGTGATTTGCTGTTGGTATCAGACGGATCAGCAGATACATTTTACACAACAGCAAACTTGGGTTGCTATGAAATTAACCCAGCGTCAGCATTAACAGACGATTCAGGCGGCAACGGAAGTGCTATTGTTGAAGGCACAATTCGTAAGACTGCTAGAGCAATTAACCCATTGATATTTGAAGTTAAAAGCGACGGTGATATCATGGTTGCAATCTGTGATAACACACAGTGGGATGCTACTAGCATCAAGGCAGCAGTTGACAAGGCACTAGGTGTTACTAACACAACTGTTACTAAGTTAACAACACTACTTAATTTAGCATAATCACTTTAAACCAAACAAGAAAGGTGCTCCGGCACCTTTTTTTGTGGCTAAATATTCTTGGAGACAACTTATGGCAGGAATAACAAGAAGTTCAGGATATGAATTTGCAGGGTCAACAGATACACTGTATCGTTTTGGCGGTAGTGTACGTTTCTTTAAGATTGATACAGGCGTTGACTTACGATTCGAAGACGATGGGTCCGACGAAGCATATGAAGCAATACTACAGTCTATACCTGGTTTATTAGCAGTTAGTTCAGTTGGCGCAACTGGAACGGTGCATGTATGTGTCGAAGCACATAGTTGTCTAGACGCTCTTCCTTTACAACAACAAATACAGTCTATAGGAACATCAAAAGGTGCTGTAAACCTTGGGTCGACTACTGTAATAGAAGGAACAAGTTTCGTTGTAGCATAATGTTGTTATAAATATTTTTATGATATTTTACACAGCATTTACGTTAGTAGATATAACCCAGACCGGTATTACTAGGAATCGCAAAGGCGAAGAGAAACAGCGCCATCAGCAACGAAATTGGGAAACAGTACTGCAAGTGATAGGCCTAAGGGCTCAACCACAGATGATTGAAGGTCCATATGATAGCGAATATGAACTCACAGACGGTGGAATTTTTGGAGAAATGTTCCGGGGCAAACACATGGTCTGGCATTTCAGTTTTGGCGTTGACATCGCAGACACATGGAAAGACACCAACGAAAATCCAACAGGTTTATTGGACAAAGACTTTGCAGAAGTGCCAATCATACAAGGACTTAACGAAACAGCAAAGTTCATGTTGCCCATATTCTATCCTCATGGCGCAATCAAAAACATACACTTTATTAACCAACGTGTAACTATATAAATAATACATTAACGGCACTTTACAGGCACACTTTATGGCATTTATTATGGACAAATTCACAGAACCCTCTTTTGAATTAGAGAAATGGAAATACAAATGGCAGAAAGTGAAAGAAAAGATCTTGAGGCGCACGTTGACTTATGCGCTGAAAGGTACAAAACGTTGCACAAAAAACTAGACAAACTCGACGACCGACTTACTGGTGTAGAAGAGCATATCATATACATACGGGCGAAGTTGTCTGAATTTAAAACCATAGGCGAAGCAGCCAGCAATGAATCCAACAAAACATTGATTGGTGTAATGACTGCTGTTGGTGCCGCATTGCTCGCAGGTTTAATTGCCACTATTGTTCAACTAACCATAAATTAATATGAAGATCATAGAATTAGTAAATAAAGTAAGCCTGCCTATTACAAACGAAGAGTCGGATGTGTTAGGCCAGTTCCAGGAAAAGCCTGTAATTAGAAAAGCTGAACTGAATGAAAGAGAACAAGCATTAGCAAACTCACTTGTTAATAAAGACATATTACTAAGACAAACAAATGAAGAAGGCAAGATCATCTACAAAGCAAGAAAAGGAATTACGTGATATAGTACTCAACTTGGGAGTTGCGTACATCAAACGATTCACAAACAATCAACTTAATAAATTTAAAAACGAACCTGTAGTTATTCCA